CGACCACGATTAGCTACAAGATTTATAACACCTTCTACAAAACGTACTTTAAGAACCCTTTGGCAATATTTTCGGTTACAATCTTTATTAAAAACGAATCTCATACCATCTTTTAATGTTATACCGTTTATTGTTGCTGACGGTTTACCGATAAGATCTAAGTAAACGTTTGTTTCATCATTTATCTCATATGGTTCATTATCGTCCATGTTATACGCTTCAAATAATTTTACAGCATTCATTCCATCAATGCTTTTGATAAAGCGTGGATTGATAAACGATTTACTACCATTGTAAGCATTTACTACCGAAAACTTTAATAAACCGTCTTTCTTATAGATTCCGTCAATAATGAATTCGTCCAAATCATTTTTTGAAATCTTGTCAACAACGACTCTGGTTACACCTTTACAGATAATCTTTTTATCAATTAGTTTTTGTAATTGTTCTTCTGTTAAATTGTTCATATCTTATCCTTTGAATGAAAGCTTTTCATTCTCCAACTCTACCATAATATTTCCGCCATTTACATACTTTCCAAAGACAATATCTTTAGCGATAACGTTCTTAATTTCATTTGTGATAATGTGCTTAATAGGTCTAGCTCCATTGTTTATTGCTTTTACTTTATCAACAATATAGCCTAACACGTTTTCGTTATAATTGAACTTGATATGTTTTTCTTTCAATATTTGTGTAAGTTCGCCTAAAAACTTCTTTGAAATATCTCGTAAAACATTGTCGCTTAAATTATTGAACACAACGGTTGCATCTAATCTGCTTCTAAACTCTGGTAAAAATGTTTCATCATATTCTTCAGTAGATGGTTTATTTCCATTATCCATAAAGCCGATATTTGTTTTATGAGCTACCTTTGATCCAACATTTGAGGTCATGATTAAGAAAACATTTTCAAAAGAAACGCTTTTCCCAATAGATGATGTTAATTGACCATTATCCATAACCTGCAATAAAAGGTTGTGTACTTTTGGATGAGCTTTTTCAATTTCATCAAGCATCAGAATACAGTTCGGATGTTCCTCAATCTCATTAATCAATAAGCCATTACCAGCTTTACCGTTACCAGAATCTTTATATCCTGGAGGTGCACCGAGAAGTTTTGACACACTATGCTCTTCCATATACTCCGACATATCAAATCGAACCAACGGCAAATTCATCAATCTAGCCAATACTCTGCATAGTTCACTTTTACCGCAACCAGAACTCCCTGTAAAGAGAAGTGAAATAGCTGTCTTATTACTTTCTCTTAAACCACTACGGGCAACAATAACCGCATCAGAAACTTTTGTAATAGCTTCTTCTTGTCCAATAATTTCTTTACCAAGATTTTCTGCCAAGCTTTTATACAAATCGCATTCTTTTTTCGAAATATTTTGTAATGGTAGATTAAGCATTGTAGATACTGTTTGATATACCGTTGATTCTGTAACGGTTGCATTTCCAGTATATTTTGATGCTGCTCCAACCATATCCATAATATCTAAAGCTTTTTCAGGAAATTGTCTGTTTGACATAAATCTTTTAGCACAATCTACAATAGCTTCTAATGAATCATCTGAATACTCACAACCAAAGTATTTCTCATATGATTTTTTAAAGTTTTTGACAATCTTTTTAGTATCATTTAGCGAAAGTTCTTCAATCGGAAGTTTATAAAAGGAGGTTTCAAAGACATCATCTTTCTCATATGCTTTTCTAAAATCTTCATAAGTCATTGTACCAATGATTTTCACATAAGCATTTCTAAACATTGGCTTAATAGCATTTAGAACCTCTCCTTGTAATGAATTATCAGAAGAACAAATACGCTGTAAATCAGGGATTACTAAAATTGTTTGACCAGAATCTTTTAAGCCTGTATAAATCGAAGCAACACGAGTCTCCAATTCTCCTTTAAGAACAACTCCAGCGGTCAATGTATTCAAGTCAAGGCCATAAACAGTATAACCGGTAAATTTTTTAGAAAGCTTTTTAACGGCTTCATAGACTAAACGCTTTTTACCAACACCTTCTTTACCAATAACCAGCAAGTTCGGCTTTTCTTTTCTTAAAAGGATCTGCTGTGCCATTGTGAGTTCATCTTTTCTTCCAACAAGAGCTACATTGTTCTTTCCTTCGACTTTTAAATAATCATAAAGGTACTTTTTACAAACCATATTAGCAATTTCCGGATTTGATTGCAGATCATCTTTAGCTTCAGTCAACATTTTAAGAATTGCTTCTGTGTCTTTTGAATCAATGTTATCTTCATACATTTTCGAAACACATTCAAGACCTGCTCCACATTCTTCAAGGGCTGATTTTACAAAAGTATTATCAAGAGCATTCAAAGACGTTAATACGTTGATAACATACTTAATCGTTTCATCTTTAATAGTTTCAGTACAAAGCTTTGAAGCCATAAAACCAGCAACAAATAAATCACTTAAAGCGGAATATTCTGATTTTCCTTCTTTTTTTACAAGTAAAGGATATTCATCAATATAGTTATCAAGAGATTCTTTAAGCACGTCAACTTCAACACCATACTCTTTCATTCTTTTAATAACATTTTTATCAGCAAGAAAAGCTTTAAGAATAACCTCTGGAATAACATACTCCAACTTATTGGAAATCGCTAATTCCTTAGCTTCATACATCAATTCCCTAACTTTACTGTCAACCATCACTTTTACCATAGTGTTTGCTCATTTCCTTTAATTGTTCTTTATCATCTTCCGATAAACTTAAAGTATCATACTTGAACCGTATTGTCAAGTCATTTCGTTCACATCTTTTAAAACGTTTTGGGTATCCTTTTCCCTTAATGGTTTTATGATCAATACCTAATGTTTCAAATGGTTTCAAAATGATTTGAAAAGTTTCTCCAAATATTTTTATAGACTTTTTACACCCTAAAATGATGTCAAAAATATCCAGATGTACATATTTGATAATCATTAATTCAGAAAGTTTCTTAGAATATTCGAAAACTTCATCATCATTCGGGATAATGTTTATCTTAACCTTTATCTTCTGGCCGTTTTTATCAGATACTTCTATAAACCCTTTAGGATAATATCCAGCAGGTATTATAATCGTTTTAGAATCTTTCTTAATGCTTGTTCCAAAGTATGCTTGATCAATACTTATATCAGCATATATAAGATTTTTTTCACGATCTTTCAATACCTTATCATATATTTTCTTATACTTGATGAATTTTTCAGAATCACCTGTTTCTTTATTATCCGGGTGATACTTTTTAAACAATTCTTTATATGAACGCTTGAACTCATCAATATTCTTATAAATCATTTACCCTAAAACCTTTATCTAAATCGTTTTCTTAGATGATTCACTTATATCATTTATTAGACGATTTGTCAAGAGGTTATAACAAGAAAAGGAGCTAAAAAGCTCCTTTTCGTTAAATGATGTGATGTAAAGAGTTTATATTAAAGCTGATCTTCTAATTCATTGATTCTAGCTCTTGCTTCTTTACGTTTTGTAAGAACTTCCGCATATTCTTCTTTAACGGCAGCGATTTCTTCATCAGTACCAGTAGCCATAATCTCATTGATTTTGCTTACCACATAGTCTGTTTCGGATAGATATGTCTTGAGTTCAGAAATTTCGGAATTGATTTTCTCAACACGCTTTCTTTCATCATATTCGGCTTTTTCTTCATCAGACATAGCTTCATAATGAAGTTTTTCGATTTCGTCAATTTTACGAACAGTATAACGATTCTGCCAGCAATCGATTGTGTATTCACCAGATTCATTGCATTTCTGTGCAACGCTTGCATAAAATTTCTCAATCCATTCATCAATTTCTGATGCTGCTTCTTCAGCTGGATGATTCTTTAAATAAAAGTAATCTTCAAAAGCAATGTCAAAATCTTTCCAATCAATATTTTCGTATTGTTTTTTAAATTCTTCAAGGGTAACCATTTTTTAATCCTTTATTTCTTTTTCTGCTAATATTTACTCATTATTTTTCTGGTTTAATGCTTTCCACTGTTTTCTCTCTGAATTAATCTCATTAATAAATTTTTCATAAAGTACTTTTTGCTCACGATTTATTTCTTGATTCTTGAGATAGCATTTATAGTTTTCTTCATCAAAACCTACAAAAATCTTTGAATCTTCATTTTCCGGCATAATAAACTCACAAGCATTTAATGATAATACCAATGGACTAGATAATTCTGGTAACTCGGGATAAACGTTTTTGTAAACTATTTCCGTTTTAGTTGTTGTACATGCTAATAATAGCAAACAAGCAATGATTATCAATATTTTTTTCATATCTGTTCCTTTTACCACCGTTTTCTTGCGTAATATTGCTTATAGACATCTTCATCTAAGCCATCATCAATAATGACAAGTTCTTCATTACCATTTCTATTTACAACTCCCCAATTGGCTAATCTAAACCAATCATTAATAGCTTCTGGTTGATAATCAGACATATAGTATCTGATACGGTTAAAAAATGTATCATAATCTTCATCAGCAAGCTTTTTAGCAAATGCTTCTAAACCTTTATCTACACCATATTGATTAAACTTGTGTCTATTATCGCTGTATACATCATGAAAATATTTCAATACTTCCGCTACTTCTTCAATAGACATACCAACGATTTTCTTAAAATCTGCGTTAGTAGCTTTTCTTGCTAATTCCATTTCAACCCATGTATAATTTTCTGTATCTGCCTCGTATATTTCAGCAAAGCATCCATAATTGTTTCTATTCCAATCACATTCATGCTCATTTTGGGCAATGCCTTTTCTATTCTTGGCAATTTTTAATACTTTTTGCTCGTCAACTTTGTAAGCTGTTCTTGATGAACCAGTCCCTAATTTTTGTAATCTTTGATCACAATAAGCTACCCTATCTTTAAAAGTCTTTAAATTTGAAAAATCTTGTAAAGAAAAATTTGTAGGATACGCCATTTCGTCAAGTTCTTCATTACTGCTTTCAAATACCCATTTATTACCAACAGATACTGTTTTATTAACATTTAGGATAGATGGTTTATCAAAACTATTTGTATCATTATTGTAGTGATATTGCTTTATTGAGATAAGCTTTATTGAACTATTTGGCTTTAAACGGATTTCATCTTCATAATCAGCAACCATTCTTAAATACATGGTATTAAGCCAATCAACGTTATCAATAGATACTTCACCAACTAAAGTATATTCTGTACTAACGTTATCTCCATAATAACTTTCAGCATTTCCTTCTTCTTTAGCCCAACAATTTCCTGTACCATCTGATTGAATGATTTTAAGTAAATCGTTTAGCTCGCCATTAAAGGTAATATTTCTAAAGATTTCAGAGCTTTTACTAAACTCTTCCATTAAATGATTTTTCTGTAAATCATAATACTTTGATAAGATTGAATGATATACCTTAGATGGTAGTGAATCATCTTTGTTCTCAATGATTTTTTCAACCATTTCTTCTTCATCATTTACGCCATATTCATTTGCTAATTGATTTTTTAAATCATCTCCTAAAGAGTTTATATAAAAGCTGATGTCATTATCTTGTACAATATTTCTTAATTCATCGCTGTTAAAACATTTATTGATAACTTGCTCTTTTATATCATCATATCCATTAAAAACTTGTGATTCTTCTAAATCTTTTACTCCAGCAATTCGTAGTACTTCATTGATTTCATCATCAACCTTACCATATGGTTTACCATATAGTTTATTATATAATTTTTTCACTTTTTCTGTTGGATTTTCAATACTATAGTAAGCATACTTAAATCGCCGCACTGCGGATAGTTGCCATTTTTCAGGCGGATTTTTTATACTTTGAATAGCCACGGGATTTTGTTGAACAGCTAACCTCTGTAATTCTTCAGATGGATTATCAATAAATTTAAGGGCAAGACCATCATTTTGAACCGCCAATCGCTGTATTGCTTCAGTTGGATTTTTTATATATTGAATATAATTACTATTATTTTGAACCGCTAATTGCTGTATTGCTTCAGTTGGATTTTTTATAAAACGAATAAACTTACCATCCTGTTGAATGGCTAATCGTTGCAATTCTTCAGGCGGATTTTTTATGAATCGAATAGCCTTACCATTTTTTTGTACTGCTAGCCTATTAATATTTTCATCCTTCGTATATCTGAAATCAACAACTAAATCTGATGCGTATATATTAGGTATCTTTAATAATACTTTAATATAGAATTCTTTAAGATCTGGATTATTTTTTATAAAGTCTTTAAAAATAATTCGTTTATCTCTTTCATCCATAAATTGTCTTGTTTCAAAATGGAACTGAAATTTTTCATTGGTCTTTTTATTGATATTGATATACAATGGTCCAAATTTATTATAACGATCAAACATGTTGTTAGATGTAGTTGCTGCTGTACACCATTGGGTATTCTTACCATAATAACAGCTCGCTTCTCGAGTATGTGGAATAATGACTAACCAGTTATCGTCCTCAAATACCTTTTCAGCGTCTTGTTTGATGTTCTTTATTTCTTGCTTGTGAGATACGTCTTGCTGTCCAATATATGGCTCAATTGCGGTATATAAGTCTGGTAATGACTTATAAGCATTAAGGTCTTTATTAGCCATTTTGTTATAGTTTAGCTTAAAGGTAGTCAAGTAATCTTTAACCTTGTAAAAATCTTCCTCTTTTAGATTTCCACGATTATAGATATTAAGAATCCATTTACCAAACTTTCCTAATTGATCACCACCTTTATATGTCGGGTCTAAAGCTACTAATTCTTTTACTTTTTCTTCAGATAATTTAGGATAATACTTTAATATATCAGCTATACCCTCATTTAATTGCTTTACACCAGCTATTCTTAACACTTCATTGATTTCATCATCAACCTTGTTTGGTTTATTTGGGTCATTATCTGGACTACCAACGATTTCTTTAACTTTTTGTGCTAATTCTTTAATATATTCATTCCAAGAATTGTCGTCAAACCCATCCCAACCATAATGCGGCCGACGTATTTCAAACTTTAAATTATTAAAATGTAAATCTCTCCAAATTACCAAAAAATCATCTATATTATCATCTTCATAATAATCGTCTGGATCTGTTATAGCACGCTTTAAAATTATTTTTTGAAATTCATCTTTGCTAAGGATAATTTTTAATTTACCCTGTACTAAATCTTGTATATCAGCATCAGTTGGTAAATTATTTTTTAAATCATATGCTATGTCTGTTGTTGCTTCGTCAATAGTTCCATTACGCCAACTATTAGCGTATGCGTCCTCTAGTGTGTAATCGTTTACCATATAATCATAGATACTAGATGCTTGATCTTCTGTTATATTTTCGTCTGAATATTCACCATCATTTTGAAATATATCAATTATTGTGTCGTACGATATATTTAACGGTGCTATATATTTCTTCCAGTCACCCTCTGACGTATTTGTTATACTAAACCCGGAATAAAAATAATCCCAATCAAAATAATCAGAAGCATCATTCACAATATCATATATTTGATCCAAGTCTACACCGTCATATGTATTATGATAAACGTTATTTAAATCTTCCAATTTAACATAACCCGTTATTTTGTTATCGTCTATTGATATATCTTCCATATATTGTGTTAATATATGGATTCTTTTTGGATCATTTAAATCCCCAATTATTATGTTTTTATAAAAAGCAGTAAGTTTTTCATCTGTTTTTAATATATCAGTCAAAACGATCGGTTCATCTTTTTCATCCATATATTGTTTTGTTTCAAAATGGAACTGATATTTTTCATTAGTTTTTTTGTTAATATTGATATACAATGGTCCTTGTTTATTGTAATAATTGAACATATTACCTGATGTAGTTGCCGCTGTACACCACTGTGTCCCTTTTCCATAATAACAAGCTGCTTCTTGGGAATGTGGAACAATAACCAACCATTCTTCATCCTCGAATACCTTTTCGGCATCTTGTTTAATATCTCGTATTTCTTGCTTGTGAGATACGTCTTGCTGTCCAATATATGGCTCAATAGCGGTATATAAGTCTGGTAATGTCTTATAAGCATTAAGGTCTTTATTAGTCATTTTATTATAATTAAGCTTAAATGTAGTCAAGTAATCTTTAACCTTGTAAAAATCTTCCTCTTTTAGATTTCCTTTGTTATAGATATTCAAAATCCATTTACCAAATTTACCTAATTGGTCACCACCCTTATATGTTGGATCTAAAGCTACTAATTCTTTAACTTTTTCTTCAGGTATTTTAGGATAATATTTTAATATATCAGCTATGCCTTCGTTTAATATAACATTTTCATTAACTACTTTACCATTTTGAACAGCTTTACGTACAATATCATATCCATATTCTTCAGCAAGCTTTATAAATGGTTCAACGTCAGATGATTTAGAGAAATTATTTACAACAATGATTTTATCACGACCTTCAATAGCATATTTCATAGCTTCTCTTAAACATTTACGATTTGCCAATGCTTTAAATTTAGGATTATGCTTACGAACATCAATTACATTTTCTTGTAATACAGGAATTGTAGGTAATCCATTGATAATAAATAATTTTTTAGACATTATAACTCCATTGTACATTTAACAGTTGGTTTTAATGAGTTTGTAGCAACACATTTTTCATGCTCATTGATTTTTTTCAATAATTCTGCTTTATCACCAGATAAATTGATGTTATCAATTTCGGCAGATGATGTCAATACATTGTTTAATGATTCTTTTTCATTCTTTTGTAATTGTTCTAGCTGATTGATTGTTATAGCATTTTGTTCTTTTAAACCATCTAATTCAGCCGTTAAAGCATTCTTTTCATCAATTAAGCATTGTTTTTCAGCATTTGCTTGAGATAATTGATTAGACATGTATCTAAACCCAAAGAAAATACATATTCCTAAAACAACAACAAGCAGATATGGTAAAACTTTTAAAAATACTCGCATTTACGACCCCCAAATAATGGTAATATATATTTCATAAAACTTTCATAGATATATGTTATGTTAGACTTTTTACCGCTAGCATCAAATGTAACTTCTTTCCAATCATCCGCTTCAAAGTTATAATATTCAACAACAAAATATTCAATATTCATATCTGCATAATGTTTCTTTAAAGCTTTATATCCTTTATATGCTACATCATAATCAAAGTGTGATACATATAAAGTTCTATGATGAAAATCTGAAATAAAGAAACGTACATATCCTTCAGAATATTTTACTTCTTCATCCTGATGAATTTCTTGCGGTTCAATGAAAATGAACTCTTTTGTTAATGTATTATAAAACCCAGCTATTCTTTCCCAATAAAATGCTTTATCCTCAGCTAGTATTGGATAATTATTGGCATTTGGTTCACGATTAAGAACTTTTTGAAGATAGTTTTTCGTATATGTCAAGAATGAAGCTGGTGTTTCACGAAGCATAATTCCGCTAGCTCCAGATTCTTTATATAATTTCTTGAACAATGAATACGATTCTTCTAACTTCATTAATTACTCCATCATTAGAATATTATCAGAACCGATTAAGAATATTTTGCTGTCAGTAACAATAACTTCTCTATCCGGATATGTTGCTTCTAATAGGTATAATTCCATAGAATCACGACTATTGATTGTAGCTGATTCATTAATATATTTTTCCATAGTTTCTTGAGAAACATATCCTTGAGGAATATACTTACGTTTCCAACCATTATCATTTATATATACTGGCTCAAAGCTTTCTTTAACATTTTCTTCTTTAGGGGCTTCTTTAGAAGCTTCTTCAGTATTTTCTTCATTGTTTTGAATTTTCTCAGCATCACGAAGTTTTGAAAGACGAATATGATCTTTAAGATTATCAAGCGTTAACGGCATTTTTTCTTTCATTCCAAATGCTTTAAATACCCAGTTTTCATTATTAGTAACGTTATTGACAGTACCAATAATGTTCATCAATATCTTTGGAAAATTAATGTTCCTCTCGAGTTCAACGAACAGAATATACTTATTATCTTCTGTTAAAGAATCCGCAATTTCAATATCACGAATCTCAATATAAAACGTTTTTTCAATAAAGTCCTGCAAATCTTCTGCTACTTCTCGTTCATTGCAAAAGAAAGCAATAGTAATATTGTCATCATCCAGTTTTGATGTATATTGATCAACGCTGATATAGTTTGATACCAAGTATTGTAAGTCGTTTGGTCTTAATCCTTCATTAATTAGTGTCATAAGTGTTCCCTCACCTTAAATATTTTGGTTTTCTGTTGGCTGTGTTGTTTCATCATTATTAGTCGTTACAGAGTCTAAATCAGCATTATCTGATTTGGTATCATCGTTTAACTTATCTTGTGCGGCCTGTAAGTCATATACAGTATTGTTAATAAGATGTTTATTCGGTATCATTAATTGAACAACCCATATATCATTATCGTCAATTCGTGGAATATATTTTCCACGTCTATTATCAAAAACAACATCATCTTTTGTATGAACTTCACGAGGTTTCTTTTCTGTTGTTTTAATATACTCTACCTTACAGTCATATTTTGTCAATAAGATTCCACCTTTAGGATCTGGACATTTATCCTTTGAGCGATCTTTATCATTACGGTCAGCCTTCAAAACAATATTTGTAAAATATTTTAAAAACTTGGCATCAACAACCTCTGCTTCAAGCCAATTCTTATAAGAATAAATGTGTAAGATGTCAAAAAAATCGTCGACATTCATCAAAATATCCAAATAGTTCGAGTTATTATATAACTGTTGAATAAATTGGTATTGCTGTAAAAGATATAAATTCATTATTTTCCCTCAAACTTTTAACATACATCTATTTATGAATTTTTTAGCATTATTATACACTCAACAATTAGCAAAATCTTGCCATAAATATTTGCAACTATTAGTAAGGACAATAATATTATGAAATTTGGTGAACTATCTAATCAAGAATTTAACATAAATGATTCAGTAACCATTGAGGTAAAATCTTCAGACTATACTGACCCTAAAGTATTTAAACTAGATTTTAAAAATGGTATATATAAATCATTATCAACATCTTCTAAAGAGTTTGCCCTAATTTTACCAGAATACTCTTCTGTACTCTTTACTAAAAAGCCTCTAATTAAAGGAACCAAACTAGAGTATACAAAAGTATTAATAAATAACAATCCTTTAATAAACCCTTTAAAGAAAAATCGTAATACAGAACTCTTTGAAAACGGTGTTCTCTTTAAATCATCACAGATAAAAATATTCCCTGCCTATTTTGTAGACAGGGCTGTTGGATTGATAATTTTCTCCAATTAGTAGATTAAAGCACTACCACTCAATTCTTTCTTGATAAAAGCAAAATCGTCTTGATCATCAAAATAATACTTCTTTTCTTCAGGCATTTTAACAGCCATTAAACGCAAATCATTATCCGTATCTTCGACAACCATATAACCTTTTTCAGCCAACAGTTCAAGATAAGTTTTACCACCAAGATCGATGTTATACTTTGAAAACATTTCGACTAAACGCTCTTCAATAGTTTTTAAAACTTCCTTCTCAGCTTCAGACCAATAAGCTTGTACTGAAGTTGCTACACTATCATATACAGCGTTTTGAATCAATGTTGTAAAAGTATCGTCATCATAATATTTTTCCATACCTTCTGGTAATTCTAAGTCAAACTCTAATTGTTCATTTTCATCATATCCAAGATTACCAACCTTTGCTAAAATATGTTGATAACGCTCATCTTTTAATTGATAAAAAATAGTATTTTTATCAGTGTTCATCATAATCTTATAAAATGAATCTTTAATCGGTTGTGTCATTTGCGTCATCCTCTGGAATATCCGAATTATATACGATTGGATCTGCTTGTTTACCGAAAATATATTCGTCATCAGCACCTTTATAAATGATTTGAGATACTTTTGCCCAAATAGTAAAGTTAAAAGGATTTGCTTTGCTTTTATTTGCTAATGTTGCAAAATCAACTCTATCAATAGAACATGACGTATAGACATAATCAATCTGGTTTGGATTTGACAATGACAACTCTACATCGAAGTTTGTTCTCATAAGAATATTAAAAACCTCTTGTTCGACAGATCTATCTTGTGTTGATCTTAAAACAATAGCAACATATTTTTCCATATCTTCGCCATTCATATCTTTTGTACTGATATCCGGCATATGGAATTCATAAATGTGGTTTGGGATCGCCTTCAAACTTTTGCCATTCTCCAATTTAAACCTAATGCTAAAGTTGTTATCCCAATTCAGCTTCTTTCCATCTAATTCTAACATCTCTTTTCCTCATTTTGATTTAGACTACCTATATAATAATTAAAATGACAGCTATTCGCAATAATTATTTTACACGATGCATGTAGATATTTTTTGAGCCTTTACGCTTATACGTTTTAAAACCAAAACGTTCATAAAAGGCTATTAAAATATTTTCAGGCGTTCCATAACAGTTTGATACTAAAAGCTCTCCCGTAAAATGGTTTAAATCTAACCATTTAATAAAATCTTCCATAATCATTGAACCTAAATGATTTTTTCTACAAGATTTTGGAATAATGATTTTATTCAACCATACTGTCTTAACATCTTCCCAAATGGTTAAGTCAAACTTTACCTTATATGCTTTTACTAAATCGTTCTCGTAAATCATTAGTTTTCCTCATTGATTTTAGGTAAACGATATCTTTTAGAGCATTCTCTTAAAGCCATTAAACCAGCTTTTAAGTAAAACTCATACTTGTTAAATTTTATTTTAGCACCATTTCGTTGTACTTCATTTCCGTTAAGATTTTGCCAACGGGTTATACCATGTTTGATTTCAACAACTTTACCAATATGCTTCCATTTAGACCAATGCCAACCCTGTGCTCTAAAATTGTAGTTAAACACATATTCACGAGCATACCATTCTCCATCAACGGATTTAGCGATTTCAGCTGTTCTCATATCATTTACATAAGACTTTAAGCACTTGATCATTTCAAAAATCCTTTCATATTAAATGGTACTCTCTTTATGAATAGCATTATAGCTCAAAATGATAAAATGTCAAGTGTTTTTTATGTGCTCTCAAAAGCACTTTAAGTCGTTTAAGTTGCTTTTAAAAGCACATTTTCGAGTTTTTCCTCTATAAAGGGAAAACTATCATTTTTTATAAAGTTTTTCCTCTATAAAAGAAAAAATGGTATCATTTTTCAGATACCATTCTCGGATGAACACATTTATTTGTTTTATAGAACAATTCGCAAAATTGTTTCATCACCTTTTACAAACATTTTACAGTTGTATCCATACAGTTCAAGAAAATCACGGCATTTCTTGAAAACTTTTTCCATATCATCTTCTGTAAGGACACACAATTCTTCGGCAAATTCTGTTTCCATATCAAATTCAACAACATTATCGTCCATGCTAATGTTTTCGTGAATGACATCAAAAATGATGCTTAAAATCTGTTCTGCAGTGTCTTTAATAACAGCGTCTCCAACCAAATCTTCATAATCAATCGCATTTTCAACGTCAAGATCCATTAGATCTTCATCATACTTATAGTCGTCGAGATATTCACCTTCTTCTCCGGGTTCAATAGAAACTTCCTCTTCAGCTTCTTTTTCACACTGTTCACACAATAGCTTATGTGCGTCTTTTTTACAGCGTTCTCGTGCTTCAGGATTAATACAATACTCGTGATTCATTTCTTCTTTCTGCTTGTTCTGGAAAAGAATTTCTTTCAATAGCTCAGAAATGTCTTTCAACGACATATTCAAGCTGTCAAGTTTTTCTTCAACGTTTTTATTAGTGTTGCTCATATTTCATCTCCTTGTTAAATAAAAAATTCATGATCTTGAGAGAATTTAATGCTCAATGCTGAATAAATCATTTCGGCTAAATTGCTTAATGATAAATGATTTTCTTCACACACTTTCTTAAAATACTCATCATATTGACAACTATCAGAATAGTTTGTAAAATAGTATTTTCGATAAACGATATTATTGGAAATCGTATAAGAACAAGCGACCTCCAAATTATTTTCCTCTACTTCTTTAATAATCTCTTGCTTTAAACATTCTTCCATACATACTCTCCTATCATTTGAAATGATATTATCACAATCATTTTCCTTTGTCAATAGTGAAATGAAAAATAGCTGTAAAATATCAATAAATACTGACAATGAGCGTTTATAAAGGTTTACAACAAAATGGCTGGTGATGCTTTAAAAAAACTATACAACAAGATTGGTGATAAAGTTTTTGGAAATAAAAACGGCAAAATTTCTGAACGTATTGAACTTGCAAAGAAAATTTTTGATGAATTGAAAAACATCGTTGCCAATTTTTTAAATGAAAACAATCATGTATTGCTATCAGTTGAAGGCGACAGATTCGTTTTTTATAGATACTTTGGAACATATTGTCTCCCAAACGGAAACAATGTAGAAGATAGTATTGAAGCTTATGCCACAGAAGTCTTTACAAAAAATAACTCCCCCATAACACCAGATAGACCTTTAGACTTTCGCAAGTTGAATAATGCTCAAGGTACACAAATCAATATGTGGTTGTATCAAGCGTATACTATAGATACACGGCTTCTAAAACAATGGGAAGCCAATACAATATTCTATAAAATATCAAGAGCTAACCAAGTAAATGACTCTAATAAAAAACCAAGAGAATTAAAAAACATTTATGAGATAGACGTTCCAACAGTTAATAGGGATATCGATGCAGCATTGGATGAATATATTAGTAATATTGAATTACAAGCTTCTCAAGTAGATTTCTCCGATGAAAACTCTGATATTGATAAACCTCTCATTGTTACAAACTCAACTGATGGAAATATGTCTGGAACTGTTACATTTTCTTGGAAAAGCAGTAGTAATAGGATGGACTTTAGACCATATACCAAATCTTTTATTTACGATGATAAGGCTAGAACCCCTCAAAACTGTATGAGTATGCTTTTAAACAGCTGTAATATCATGCTTGCAAAGCTTAGCAGTGGTACAGCTGGTATTAAATCTGTTATACGAGCTGGTGCTGAAACGGATGAGGCTAACTATGTTCTAGAAGCCAAAGATTCCAAGCTTACCACTAAAGATGTCCTTCTAAATAACACCGCTGTAGAAAATCAACGCCTTGTTCAGTTATTAATCGAAACTCTTGAATCATATAAAGATGCTCTCAATAAAGCAAATAACGGCATCTTCGATCAAGACTATGAGCATTCAAGAGGTCATAATGAAGATCTACAAGTTTACCTGGCGGAAACATTATCACCATTCACTATTCTTAACAATAAGTGTAAATGGGATATTCAAGGACGAAATACTGGCTTTACAGAGCTTAGGAGAGTTGTTGGTGGTTCCGGTGACAACTTTATGTCCGAGAAGTCATATATTGGTTTCTACAGCGATTCTACACAGCCATTAGCGGACTCCTACATTGTTATCAATAACAAATTCATCGATATTTCAACCAAGGCTGGTAGAACTGGTGCTGGTGCTGCAGCTTCTATCGCTTCGCTAAGAAGGTATGCCTACGAAGTTGATAGATTTACGAACGAAGTAACAAACAATTTGACACACGTTGGAAGAAATTGTCAAGCTGAATATCCTTTTGAATTTGAAATCTTTGATCTTTTATCATCTCAATCAAACATATCTATAACCGATCTTCAGACCATTTTTAACAAATATAATATCACCGATGCAGATTTATCAACAGGAAGACGTGGTAAATCGTCTGGCTTCACAAAATATAGAACGTATATTGAACATAAATCAAGTTTTACAGATATGATTATGCGTCTATTGCAATCAAAATCTTACGATATTGTACAACTAAACTGTACTCCATCATCACAAACTACAGATTGGCATTTTGAGTATACTTGCAAGTATCCAGCGGTTTTTAACGGAAAAGTTGAAATTATTTTCACAGATAACGGTAGAGGCTTTACAAAGTTCCACATCGTTTAAGTAAACGATTTAAAAACCTTTTAAAAACAAGTTTATTCTTTTCCTTATCTTCTTGATAAAAGGCATAATAATCGTTGAATACAGACGATTTATCACAAAGCCTTTCCCAAAATGCTGGCTTTAAAAGATTTGATTGCAAATACGTTTGGCTAATACCGTTTAATTCATTAAAACAAATATCTACCAATACATTCATCTGTACAACCAAATAATTGTTAAATTCGCTATTATCATAGTTTAATATAGTTTTTATTTGCTCAAGAAGTGTCATAATATAATCATATCCATCATTTACCCCTTCAAGAATATCAGTTAATGATTCATAAGAAAGGTGTATATCGATTACATTTTGACGATTACTAACCTTTTTTTCAATAAACTCGTCGGTATTCTTTGGTAATGATAGACGAAAATATATTGGCTTTGAATACTCTTTAGAAAAGTAATCAGAAAATTCTACACGTAAAAAATGAATAAGATTAGCAAGAGATAATGGACTAAACCCTTTATCGTAATAAGAGGTGTTAATCTCATTAGTAAGTCTACCAATAAAATCTTCATAAGAACTAATATCTGTATTATAGACTTCTGATAATTTCAATTAAGCCACCTCTTTTATTACGATTATTTACTATAAGATCTTCGTAAAATTGTTCTCCTTCACAAGTGTCAATACATTTGTTGCTTGAGCTAATAGATTACTATTGTGTGTAACCATTAGAACATTCTTATTTGTTTTACTGTTGATAAGTGATACGAATAATTTAACACCTGCTTCATCTAAGCCTAAACGATCAATTACTTCATCAAAGAACCAAACATTCACATCACAGTTATTCAATGATTCCCAAACATCTCTAAAGGCAAATGTGAGAGCAATATTTACACGTCCTTCTTCACCAGACGAGATATAACCATACTCAATACCCATACGGCTGATCTTAATGCTCATATCATTTTTAAAAGTAATAGCATGCATTGAGCCAAGTTTTTCAAGATATACCGCAATACGACTATTTAAGTATTCCAATGATTTATCCAAAATGGTTTTTCTAATGAATGATGAAGGACTATTCAACAGTTTAAGTAAAGTTTCTTGATGTAATAATTCATTCTCAACGGCTTTAACCGCTGTATCGTCTAACACTGTTAAAGTATTTTTTAACTCTTGAATAGACCGTTCTTGTGCTTCAAACGGATTTGTTAAAAGAGTTTCTTGATACTTTACTAGATACGATTCAAGCATTTTGACATTGGATTGATGTTCCATAACCTGTTCAATAGTTTGATAAACCGTTGTAGGTCTTTCACCCAAATCTTTAATAACAATGCTATTCTTTTTAGCATTTAAGTCAGAGATTTTTTCACCAAGATTTTTAACGGTTTCTTGTAAACTATTACATGCTACCATAGCATTAGCTAAATCATTGGCAGATTTAAATAAAGTATTCTCATAAGTAAACGTTTGTTCCTGAAAATTACTAATTTCATCAATGATTACAAGAAGTTCCATATCAACCTTATGCAAATCAGCTTTGAATTCTGCAATTGCTTCATTAATTTCTTTCTTATGAGCTTCAGCCGTTTCAGCATTTAACACTTGACCACAAGTCGGGCATAGATTTTCTTGAACACTTGCTAATTCTTTTTCTTTTTTAGCAATACTATCACTAATAGTTTTAAACTGTCTATCCAAATTCGCTTTCTGTGTTTTTTTATTTTCCCAAATCATTTTCTCTTGATTATACGCAATCTCTTTTTGTTTAATTGCTTCATTTGATTCGAATTTGGCTTGTTCTTTAGCATAATCAATGCTTGTTAATTGACTATATTGCTTAGAAGCTTCATCTAATTGCTTTTGTAGAGCATCAATTTCTTTAGTATAGCTTTCCAGTAACGCTTTATTATCAGCATTTTCTTTTTCTGCTTGTTTGTAAGCGTCTAACAACTTAAAGTTTTCTAAATCTTTGACAACATCAATTTTTGATAATTGATCTAACGCTAATTTAGTATCATTTATAGACTTTTCTAAACCTTCTTTCCACGATTTCTTTTGAGCTTCTAAATCTGAAAGCTGTCTTGTAATCGTTGTTTCAAGGTTTTCATTTTGAGTCTTTATCGTATTGTATTTAAATACTTCATTGTTATAAGCATTTTTTGTATCCTTTATCAATTCTTTAAGAAGAATGATTTTCTTTGAAATCATATCAACACCAAGAATTTGTTCAAGGATGGCTTTTTGATTAGCAGTAGTTTGACTTAAAAACAACGGTACTTTACAAGAAAGGTTAAATAACTGATTATATAAATCATCACTAAAACCAATGATTCTTTCAATCTCTTTTTGTGTTTCTCTTGAATCGCCTTGTGAATCATCAGAAATAATATCTTCACCTTCTCTTAATAATTTAAGGATATTTGGAGAACGCCCACGAATGATTTGATAATTAACATCATCTTTGGAAAAAGACAATTTAACACACATATTTTTGCCATTAATGTTGTTCACCAAATTACCTAAATTGGTACTATTACCAATTGCTTTTCCGAATAAAGCATAGTGAATAGACGACATCAACGAACTATTATGTGAAACAAATCCATTCGCATAGAATTCATGCTTATCGTCAACTTCAATATCATATAAGTCTTTTTTTCTACTTAATTTTTTAATAGAAACAATTTTCTCCAATCCATCCCTCGTGAATAATGAATCATTGATAGTAAGCTCATTAACTTTTTTCCATACAAGAGATGAATCATACAATAAATGTTCTGGTGAAGTTTTAATAGTTTTTGTTTTGGTTTTAACTTCCATAACATCAGAATTATATGCCGTGATTTCACAAGCATTGATCTTATAGAATCCAAAACGTGTTTCAACATTCACTTTACCAATAACTTCTGGATGCTCTTTAAATACATCATAAAGTTTTTTTATTGTAATATTCAATTGTTTCACTATCGTTCTCCATTGTTGCCTATTTAAATAAATGCTCTAATTCATCAGGAACTTCAATTGTCATCAAAGTGTACGGATCTAGGCACTTTCCAATGCCATTTTTGTCTTCATTACTGTCACTTTTATCACGATTGTATCCAGTAATCGTTTGACATTGAACTTTATCTAATGATATTTTTTGAGGAACATTACCAAATGATAAAAAATTGCGAATCTCAATTTCTTTAAATGTTAATTTCATTCTTTTTTACCTTTCTTCATATCTCGTTGCGTTCTATAAACCAATAAATGGGCAATTATTTCATCTTCTGTCATCGTTTTAGGTAAAGAGGCAATGAATATAAACTCGTCTTTTGTAATACCTAAGATTTTATCCATATTCATTGTCTCAAGAGCTTCCCAAGCATCTAAAGCGGACAGATTATCAAGATTTACTTCATCCATCATTTAACCCTTAAATCGTTGTATCCAAATCTCTATAAATCGTTACCAAATGGTTTGAATCAATGTTCTCCATATCCAACGATTTAAGTAAATCTACCACTAAAACATCTATATTGTCAATGTTTTCTATCGAAGTTTTTTCTAAATCGTTTTCATCCAACATTTCCTGCGGATAAACCATACAATCAACGATTTGAGGGATTGTTTTTAAACCTTCTACAAATTCATTTAACTCAAATGGTTTAAGATTAGCATCATTGATAAGCTTTAAGTGAAGATTTTCTCCAAGCTCTATTGATTGAAGTTGTGTAATCTTCATCGTACAATATTTTGGAGCATTCTTCCATTCAAAATACTCGATAGTATTAGTATCTGTATCAAAGATAGCATAGCCTTTATTATGCCAATCATTTACATCAGAAAAATCGTGTGAAAAACAGTTACCCATATATGTAATATTATTTTTTTCAGATCGTTTATGGAAATGACCGCTAATAATACGTTTTGGTCCGTTATAATCTTCTGGATTAAAGATTCCATCAAACGTTGATACAGCGTTTAAAGGAAACGATGCGATTTCAAAATGTCCTAATACATACTCTGGATTAAACTTTTTAATAAGACTTGGTAATGTTTCATCTTCAACCAACCATGGGCATAAAAGCATTTTATCAATCATGATTGGCTCTTGAATGATTTTCACTCCAATATCACCTTCAGGAATAATAATAGGGTGAACAGACCTTGAATCACGCAAATATAAATCATGATTACCAAGAATTAAATAGGTATTTCCACGTCCAATATCTCCAAGCTTAAATAAACCCTCTGTTCCAGCTTGTAAGGTCTTTACATTAACGGTATTTCTATTGTGGTAATAATCACCTAAAAAGATACAACCATCAATATCCATATCTTCTGTTTCCGTAGCAACAAAGTCTAAAAAGTCTAGACATTGTTTATTAAATTCATCGGAGTTAGATTTATGACCAAAGTGTATATCAGATAATAAAACGTATTTCATAGTTTCCTCTATTTGTTACCATACAAGTAATATACCTAAACAATTCTAAAATGTCAAGAACTTTTGACACTAAAATCTCTAATAAATACTAGTATAACATTGAAGGTAAGAAATGTCATTATTAACTAATTTAGGCTACACTACTATCAATAATGAATGGGAAACGCTAACAGATGAAGATTTAGCGAAACACGATTTATTAATGTATCTTTATACAAGAAAAGGTGAATGCGATTGGGATCAAAGTTTTGGTACAAATATTATGGACAAAATCTTTCAACCAAAAACGGAACAATGTAGACTTGACATTTTATCAGATATTCAAGAAGCTTTTGAAAACGAACCAAGATTATCATTAGTTGATGTTCAAACAACCTCTATTGATAAAGGGTGGATATTCACTTGTTTAGTATCATACCTTAACGGTACACCAGATGAATGGGAAATAGCTGTTTCAGAAGATACCGCAACATTGTATTCTAATGGTACATACCCATTATAGGAGTAAATGAATGCAAACTCAAGTTCTTTTACCAAATATGAGCGGAAAACTAAATTATCAAGGAGAGCCTGTTAAATCAATAGGTTATTATTCTCATAAAACTAATAAAAAATCTCAGTCAATCGCCGTTCATACCTTAAATTTTGTTGGTAGAATCATTATTGAAGGGTCTATTAAAGAATTTCCGGTAAATGATTCAGACTGGTTTGTTGTTAAGCTAGATGGTAAACCATATCTTGAATATAATGACTATAGCTTTACTAACGGAAATGTTATCAGAAAAAATTATTTGTTCACATTTGACGCCAATTATGTCTGGCTAAGAGCTAAAATCGATAGAAGCTACATTGATGGCATGAATCTCTTTTTAGACGAATATAATCCAACACCACGATATACTATTACAGCTTCTGACGTTAATCAGGTGGTATCAAAAGTACCATATTCACAAGAATCATTAAATCCTATATATGACCCAGAATATTATGATGGTTGGAAGAAAAATTTTGCGTCAACAAATAATAAACGTTTGAATAAAACAACGTTAGGAAATGTTGAAAAAGTTTTATTATGCTATTAAGCACATTTTTTAATAATATCGTCTTTATACGTTGTAATAAACGTTTCTAAATCAGCAACAATGTATCTTAAATCGTTATGAAAGTATATTGAATGATTACCAAGACGATCATCTATAAATTCTTTACACAACGATTCAGGAATAATGATGTAACTTCCAGCGTGATTAATCTTAAACGCTATAAACCAAAACGTTTGCTCTTCAACAACATCTAATTGCTGTTTAATCCAAGATTTAACATCTGGTATTTCTTTGTTGATTAAGAAATGATGGAACGGGAAGTCTTTATAAAACTTTGCTTCTACACACATCTTCTGCATTTCATCTGGTGGTAAAATATCTGCCATAAATGATAGCTTTTGAGTATCTGATAGATATTCTTTACGCTTAGCATTTATACCGCCAACAAATGCCCCTGAACCATTTTTATTTCTTTCAAAATGATAGCCAAAAACTTTTGATAAAAGTTTCGCTAAATCTCTTTCCCAAGAATTACCTTTGGCTTTTGCATGATTTGTCATATCATTTCCTTATATTATATAATAGTAGTTATCCTAAAATTCCTAAATTATGCTCATGCATCACTTTAAACTCTATATTACGTTTTTTACAGAATTCTATAGCTGCTTTCCATTTCATCGTATTTCTTGCTATACATAACTTGTCATAACCGTCTTTAGCTTCAGATAATGTAGCTTCTTTTAATGGTTTTATCTCAATCATCACCTGTTTAATCTGTTTATTAGCGTCTATATATGTTATTACAAAGTCAGGGTAGTAAAATGCCATCTTATTTCTTATAGGGTCTTTATAAAGGATTTTAACGATTTCACTTCCCCATCGTATAACTGAATTGGTTTTATCACAAAATTCACAAAAAGTATATTCCCAACCAGATCTGGTAATAATTGGTTGAGGTGTATCTAACTCCATAATATTCATACATTTTAATGGACGTTTGGGAATAAAGAATGCTTGATGCCATTTTTT